AAGAGCATTGACAGTTCCAGTTTTACATGATAAAATAGCAGAAACAAACGCACTGTATTACCATGCTACTTACGTAAATCCTGGTTGGAATAGAAACAAGGTTGTAACGAAAATAGGTAATCATATATTTTATAGTAGAATTTAATATGCCAAGTCGTGAAGAAATAAAGCAATTCAGTATAATGATTGAACAATTGGTAACAGATGAGCATTTGGGTTACATGGATGCCATCTGTCATCATTGTAAAGAAACAGGATTAGAAATAGAAGTGGCTGCCACTCTTATATCTTCTGCACTCAAAGCAAAGATTAAAGAAGAAGCACAAGATAACAATATGTTGAAAAAGAGTTCGAAACTGCCTATATGACCGAGAACACAGGCTTTGCAGCCTATGCTCTATGGAACGCATTGAAGCTGCACTTTACTTCTGAATCTTACGATTACTTTAAATACAATGGTAAAACAAATGTTTCAAAGCAAACATTTGCCATTCGTAAAGACAAATACCAATTCTATAAACTATCCCGAAAGTTTGATTTAGAACAATTAAAGAATTTTTATATTGCCAATTTTTTAGAAGGCAATGGTGAATGGGTTGGTGACCTGTTACAAGATGGTGATGGTAACTATGCCAAGTGGCAGAAAAGAATACAAAGCTTGACTTATACCTTTGAATCTGATATAATTAGATTGTTGGATAGAGTTGATAATCCAAATGAATTGTTGGTTGTGAAACAAAACCAGTTTCCCAAACTAATGCAGTGTGCAACACAAGGTGATATTTGCCTTGAAACTTTAATCATATTAGATAACATTATGAATTATTTTCCAATGTGGGAAAAAGAAATCTATGATGATATAGTATGGCCAAATTTTAAAATGAAATGTCAAAAGTATCGGCCGTTTCTACATTATGAAAAAGAAAAGTTTAAACAGATTTTAAAAGAAAAGATTAAAGAGTATGCATAAGATTACAAAGATTTACTTGGACATGGATGGTGTGATTGCCGATTTCAATAAACGGTACAAAGCACTATACAAAATGGAACCAAAAGAAGCAGAGGACAAAAAAGAGTTTCATAAATTTTTTAGTGAGTTTATTGCCACTCAACAATTTGCAACACTTGATTTGATGCCTGATGCTACAATGTTATTAAACTATCTCAGCAAGTTGAACATACCTACTGAGATATTATCCTCAACCTCATCGGAGAAACGAGATGCTGATATTAGAGCTCAGAAGTTGATGTGGTTACAAACACATAATATTGGTTTCAAAGTAAACCTAGTTCCAGGTAAAAGATTAAAAAAAGATTTCTCTAATGCCAATTCATTATTGATTGACGATACAGCAGTTAATATTGACCAATGGCGTAGAGAGGGTGGTGTTGGTATACTTCACACGGATGCCTTAACTACCATCGGTATTTTGAAAATGTACACTTGACATTGGATAAATATAATTATATAATGAGAAGTTAGTGGATAAGTTGTTTATATACCGTTTTTATACTCCGTTTATACGAAAGGAAATACTATGAGTTTTGCAAATCTAAAACGCCAATCTGGCAACCTTGACAAACTATCTAAAGCAGTCGAGGCACTCTCCCAAACAACCGAAGGCAATACAAAGGTCGATAATTTCTGGCGTCCAGAAGTTGATAAAGCAGGTAATGGCATGGCCACTATCCGTTTTCTTCCTGCATCTGAAAAAGATGGTGAAGATGGTCTGCCTTGGGTCAAAATCTTCTCCCATGGCTTTCAAGGTCCTGGTGGTTGGTTAATCGATAATTGTTTGACCACTAAGAATCAACAATGTCCTGTGTGTGAACACAATTCTACATTGTGGAATTCTGGTATAGAAGCGAACAAAGACGTAGTTCGCAAACAAAAACGTAAACTAAATTACGTTTCAAACGTTTATATTGTATCCGATCCAAAACATCCTGAGAATGAAGGCAAAGTATTCTTGTTCCGTTATGGTAAGAAAATCTTTGATAAGATTACTGAAGCCATGAATCCTCAGTTCGCTGATGAACAAGCAGTCAATCCATTTGATTTATGGAAAGGTGCTAACTTCAAGTTAAAGATTCGTAAAGTTGAAGGTTATCAGAACTATGATAAGTCTGAATTTGAAACGACTTCACCATTGTCTAATGATGATGCTGAACTTGAAACGGTTTGGAAATCACAATACTCACTACAAGAGTTGATTAGCGATAAAGAATTTAAATCATATGATGATTTGAAGAAACGTCTTGATAAGGTACTTGGCCTCAATGGTGAAGCACCAAAGACGACCGTAGAACAGGTGAAAGCAAAAGAGTTTACTGCTAGTAAGAAAACAGTTGCTGAACCTGACTTAGCAGATGATGATGATATGGCATACTTTAGTAAGCTTGCTGAAGAAGATTAATGCCTTGTGAATTTTTAACTTTGATTGAAAGGAAATAAAATGAAGTATCTAGTTTCTCTACTCGCAGCCGCATTTGCAGTAACCGCCTTTGCTCAAGCTCCTAAGAAAGAAGAGCCAAAGAAAGAAGCTCCAAAAGCAGAAGTTAAGAAAGACGAAAAGAAGAAGTAATCTTTTCTTACTTAAAAGAAACCCACCTTTATGGTGGGTTTTTTATTGGTTATTATACAATTTTTGTACTGTATAATATCATTTGTTGAAACGTTTCTTCTTGATTTCGAACTGCAGGAATGTAACCTCTCGTTGCAGAAGGATTCAAACTATTTTTAATAACATTATTTGTTGTAACGGCTTTTGCTACCTCAGTTTTATCATCAATTTTTGCCATCAAATTTTCACCTTGCAACACATTTAATTTTTGGCCAACATTTGAAGTTTCTACTGAAGGAGGTTCTACATTGTTGGTAACTGGTGCCGGCATTGTTTGCACAGGAGTTTCTGTTTTAGGAGATTCTTTAGGTTGAACTTTAGGCTCTTGTTTTAAAGTGCCATCATCATTATAAAACGGCGCATATTGTTTGTTCCACTTATCTTCTTTGACACGCCTTGCAGTTCCTTTTCCTACAAATTCTTCTTTTGTAAATGGAAGTTTTTCAGCCATACTTTCGCTAACAGCTCGTGGTGCAGGAACATCATAAACTTTTGTATCGGCAACAATTTTATTTAATTTATCTTCACCACCTAATTGACGTATTCTTTTATCTCGTTCTTCTCCTGGTTCCATTGCTAAAGCATCAATTGCTTCTTGTTTACGGTTCAGAATAATATTTTCCAAATATTGTCGGCCTCCTGCAGCTTCAATATCTTTTGGACTTCCATTTTGTAATACATTTCGTGCTTCTTCTGGTGAGAGTGCTTTCATATTTGGAGTGATTTCATTCATTTTATTCACTAGCCACAAAAGACCACCATAAAAACCTACCATGCCGCCAACCAGACCAAGAACACCCAGAGCAAATTTTAAATTTTTCCAAACGTTTTTACCAATTCCCAACATTCTTAAAAATTTATCTAAAAAGCTTTCATCATCTTCTTCATCTAATTTTGTTGCAGTTGCAATTTTTTGTGTATAAGGTTTACCTGTTATCGCTTCCATAAGTTGTTTATGTCGGCGCATTCTCTCCAATTCTTTTTCTTCAGCAAATTGAGATTCTTGTTGTTTCTTTAATCTATCTTCATCATTTGTTTCTTTTAAGAAATCATATATTTTTCCTAGAATGTTCATCATTTCAGGACTGACATCATCACTAGTTGGACCTAATTTACTGGCGGTTTTTTTATCTTTAATACCAGCAAAATATTTTATATCTCTTGTACTGCGGCCTAACATTCTACCTAAAATGGCAGGCGCCAAATTTGAACCACCAGTCATCATCTTAGCAATATTTAAAATATCAAACTTCTCTTTGATACCTTTCATTCTTGCTTGTGATCTTTCAGAAACAGTTGCTCTTAATGAACCACCAATACTGCCACCTTCAGCAAGTTTTTCTGTCATTATAGAAGCAAAAGATTTGCCTCTAAGTTTTTCTGCTTGTTGGTAGTCCATTACATGCGCCTTTTCTTCATAAATGCTGGTTTGTCATCAGCAGGTTCTTCTCGTTCTTCTGTCTTTTGATTGGTATTTGTAGTAATATTATTCGTTACTGTGTCTTGTGCTCGTTTATCTTTATTTAAGCTTTCTTTAAGTTCTTGATTCTCTTTAGTTCCAGTAACAATTACATTGCCAGAATTATTAATTGATAAAGCTAAACTTTTTCTATTTTTTACTCGATTTTCTAAACCTTTTCTTATATCAGGATTATTTTTTAAAGCCGTTGGAAAAGCCAAATTTAAAGTATTTAAATCATAATCAGTAATTTTTTCTAAAAATTCTATTGGTGTTGAAGATGCTTTTGCATATTCTATTGCTGAATTTTCTTGTACTTTTCCATATTGTATTCGTCTATCAGCAAAATAAGATATCACTCTAGGATCTTCTCCAAAACCATTGGGTAATTTAGATGATAAATCTTTCTTTAATGGATCAAATACATTTTTTTCGTACCAATCCATCTGTGCATCAAATAGTTCTTTTGCTCGTTCAGATGCCACTTTTTTCCATTCTTCGTTAAATTCTTTTGTGCCTGGTTTTTCTTTAAACCCCAATTGTGGGTTTTGTGCAACGAAAGCATCAATAGTTTTTGATTTAGAATTCATACCAAAAATTCCATATGAATAATAACCTGGCGCAGGATCATTACCTACAATTTGGCCACCCTTTTTTAATGCTTGTTCTGGAGTTTTTGCACTAGTTTCACCGAGTATTGATATTGCTGCAGCTGCACTGGCAACAAGACTGCCCGTTTTTACATCCGGCAATTTAACTAATGGTGGCTTAGGTGTTGATGTGGCCGGTGCTGGCTTAGGTGTTGCCGATACGGGCGGTGGCTTAGGTGTTGATGCCGGTGCAGGTGGTGTTGGTTTAGGTGTT